TAGATATCACATAGGGTCGTGATATATTCTTAAATAAATATATACTGTTTTCCAAAACATAAAAAACCCACCTTTATGGGGTGGGTGTGTTTATTTATCCTCTAAGTTCTTTTTAGACTGTAATAATAAACTCTACATTATTATGTCCTGCATCTGCTGTTAGCATTGCACTCTCTCCATATTCCTGAATTAAGTTTGATATGATTGATTGTAGTTCTCCTAAAGTACCTTGGAAATCATTTAGTTCTGCTATAGCTCTTGTCTCTACTGCTTCTTTCAAGTACTTTGCTTGCCATTGGTGTATGTCGAAATCTTTTTTCATTTTTATCTGTTTATTTGTTTACAATTTTCAAAATGCCATCTAAGCATGTTTGGTTTTTGACCTTCTTTATTACAATGCGGACATTTTACTGTGTGTCTGAATGTATTTTTTTCTGATATTTTTTGTCTGTCTGAAATATCCTGTTTCTGCTTATCTGTTTTAGGTATTCCTATTCTTTGTTCGGATAATTTTCTTCTAACCTCTTCACTTAATCTACACCCTTTTCTCTTCTCTGATATCTTTCTTCTAGTTTCTTCCGAGTGTTTTCTTCCGAACATATAGTTTTTCTTTCCTTTCTTTGAGTCACTCATTCTCTCCCTTGTCTCTTCTGACATGGTTCCAGACCTGTCATCAACTCTCACATATCTTAAGTTTAGTCCTTTCTCTGTATTGAGTACATCGTAATATTCTTGCCAATACCTCTCTCTTGTGTTTAGTTCAGATTCTTCACATTTTTCTATTACTTTAAAATTGTGATTCTCTGGTGTGTATTTCTGTAAAGATCTAAGGAGCTTTACTTGTTCTATACAATTCAGTTTTCTATAATATTGGAATCTTTGCTCTATATTAGTGCTTTGTCCTATATAGACTTTTCCTGTTGGAGATGTTATTTTATATATTCCTACCATTTACTTTCTTTATTATAAATAGCAAGAATATCCCAAGACAGTAGTTATGCTCTTAGTATATTATTAATTATACTGTCTAATTTTGCATACTTATCTACAATCTGTTTTCCCTCATTAAGGCTGATTGGTCTCATAAAAGCTCCCTGAGTACTCGGATTACTTACAAAGTCCCATCCTACGAGCTCGAAGTCATCTTGAACCATTAAAGTTCCTTCGTTTGTTTGCTGTACTGATCCTGTTCCACGAGATGAAATTCCTATTGTATGTCCTCCTCTTAAAATTTCTTTTACGATATTTCCTGAAGGTGTGTTTAGTAATTCTACTTTTCCCATTAAATCATCGCCATCCCACCATAAGTCTTTTACAACATGTGATGCATTTTTTAATGATACAATTGGAGATTCTGGATGATCTAATTCACCATATGCATTTCCTACCTTAACGAAATTCTCTATATAGTTTCTTACTTCTTGTTCTAGAATTTCTCTTTTATAGATTCTTCCGTTTTGATTCTTTGCTCCTGCTCTTTGCATAATACCTGTTACTTCAAAAACACCTCGTCTGTCTTTTGATTCGGTAAGAAGTCCTTTAAAAGGAGTTACGTTTATTAATAGTGGATTGTTCATGATTAGTATCCTTTATATGAGTCAGATTCAGCACTTTGTGCTTCGTCCCATCCTTTATCCCAATCAATTCCTGCTGGAGAGTCTAAAGGGTATGGGTTTTGATTTCTTTTTTTGTGTCTATGGTAAAAAGCTTCTGCTCCCATTTTTTTGTAATCAGTTTTATCGTTTAAATTATATGGATCAGTTTCGTAATTTTCATCTAGCATGTCAAATAGTGATACTGATTTTGCTTTTTTAGTTTCCATCATATCTTGTTGTGCTTGTACCCATGCATCTGAGTTGTACATTCTGTCTGATGGTGATTCGTATCCCTGGTATCCTGGATCTCCTTCTTGGTCTTCTTCATCACTAGCTTCTTCATATCCTTCGTACATATCTTCATAAGGATACTCATCATAGATTGCCTCAATTCCTCTATTATATCCGTAGATTTGATTATTGTCTAAGAATAATGCTAAATCACCTGCTGCTTGAATAGGATCTTCTTGAGTCATTATATCGTGAATCTTTCTAGTATATCCGTAGATTTGATTATCTTCTAAATAAGCTTCTAATTCATTTCTGAAATCTATATCTGATTTAGATCCTTGCATTTCAAATTCCTCTTCACCATGTAAAGGAGTTTTTATTTCAGCTTCTTCTTTTAAGATATTTTTAATTACTCCTTTAATTGCTTCTTTTAATGCAGCTTTTTTAAGACCGTTTTCTTTATCAACTTCGTTTTTTGGAGTTGCATCAATCATTAGATCAGTTCTTTTTGCATTTGCTTTTACTCCTGCTACTTGATTTGTATAGAAGATAGAATCTTTCTCTAGATTTTTAAGAACTTTTCCTAATGCTTTTGTGTATTCTTCCGGTGTTGGAGTACTTAATACATTTAATCCTTCCAATTCAACTCTTAATCCTCTTAGAATTTGTTCGTATGGATATTTGTCCATATCGTTGGTTGGCTTATATCTGTAGTCAGTTAAACTCTTATTAGTAAGTCTAGCTTCACTAAGATTAGCTTCTTTACGTCTTTCTAATTCAGCTTTTACTCTTGCAATGATATCTTCATTACCTTCGAATCTAGATAAATTAATTATCATATCTGTAAGTGCATCGTCAGAGTAGTCTTTAAAACTCTCTTCAGTGCTATATGTTTCTTGGATCATTCCTCTGTTCTTAAGAATCTTAACAGCATCATCATATCCATTATATTGAGTTACTAGGTTTGGTTGCTCCATTCTAGCATCTCTTAGGAATTGATCTTTTGTGAATTTTCCTTCGTTTATTCCGTTATATTTTTCTTGTAATGTTCTCATGTTATTTTTTATCAGATTTTTTTACTACCTTTTCTAGCTTATAACCCATTTCTTCTGTTTTTTTTACTGCAGGACTTTTATCCATTTCTGCTTCTGAGACAAAAGCATGTGGTGTATGAACTTGCATTTCATCTAAGTATGTAAAGGCTTCTGTATCATAAGGACGTTTTTTCAACTTAACTGTCTTGAATCCTAATCTCTCTCCTTGTTTTGTAGCTGCATTTTTTCCTTGACCTGGTTTAGCGAACATATTTGGTGTAGCTGTTGGACCTACATTAGCAGTTACGTTACCATCCTCCCTTAGTACTTCTCTTATTAATTCTATTAATCTTGACTTTTTCATACTCTTTTCAATTCTCCTACTAATTCATAATACTGCATAAGTGAAACTAAATGATTATCTGTAACCTTTTCTGTATTTTTAACTGGGGTAATTGTCTTGAATATCTCGTCTAATTTAATTTTAACGATTTGATCTTCAATTCTTGGTTTTAATTTAGTAATTTGTACTTGTATTTTACCTAGTTCCTCATTAACAATCGTTCTTAATTTTGTAGTTGAGTTTGCTGAGATGATAAATTCTTTAAGTATGTTTTTTTGTTCTGGTAGTAAATTGTCATACTTACTATTGAATTTCTCTAGAAGTATTTTATATGTAAGTAATCTTAGATCCTTATCGTATTTTGAATATTCTTCAATTAAAGTATCTTTTGCATTATTTGCATCTTGTTTTGTTTGTAGAAAATGCTCAAGTAATGTTGTTTTATTGTCTACAAATACTTGTGGATCAACTAATCCTTCAGTATTTTGAGCTTCTAATAAACAATAAAGAGCAGCTAATGGTTTATAGCTTTCTACTTTAATTGAGAAAAAATCCTCTAAATTATAGTGGCTTTTTAACTCTTTTATTAACTCGTATTTTTGTTTATTTAGAGTAGTAGCTTCTATCTTTCTAGATAGTTCTACAATAGTAGATAAAATTGCTTCTGCTTTTCTTTGACCTACTCCTTTATTTTTTAATACAAAGTCATATAGTTTAAATTCTCTAACAAGAGAGGTATTTCCTGTATAGAATTTTTTTAATATCTTAACTGCTGGTGAATCTTTTCTTGACAGGGTATCGGCTGCTATTTGTTTTACTAGTAATTCAAATATCAACCCTGTATTCTTATATTTACTGTGTTTTACTTTCACGGTATTTTTGATTTTATTATAAATAGGTGTTAATTATCTAAATTATCCTTAATATTATCTTCATTCAATAAGTCGGATTGTTCTTCTAGTTTCTCTTCAAAGATTAATGTCTTTTTATTAGCAGGGAACATATTCTTATTCTGTGTTAATACCAATTTTGCCTTAAGATTGCCTTGTACTTTCTTCTTAGATATATCTTCACTTACGTTTTCATTATCGCTAGGGAAGCCACCTTTCATTCCATGAACCCCTAATCTATCTCTACCACCCATTGGATCTTTTTGTGTACCTAATATAGAGAATTTCTCTTTTGGTTTACCTTCCGGTTGCGGGTCTCTCTCATCATATCCGGCAGGAACATCTCCTCTTTCTCTTGCTCCGTAGATAGAGGCTAAGTCATGCGGTGTTCCATAGGATTCCTCTGTTACAACAGGATCATTACCTTCATTTTCTATTTGAGATAACCTAAAGCCACGTTTAGCATCCTCTCTAACAAGATCTCTCATTTCGTTATACTTATCTTCTGATAAGTTAAAGATATAATCGTAGATGTAATCTGATGAGAATAATTTAGTTTCTGTCATTTGACGAGCTAGATCAATTTTCTCTTTTAGTAATGCTACTTTTTCTTGCTCGAATATAATAGATGCTGTAGATAATTTGATTTCGAAATTGGTTAGAGATTCTCCTCTGAATCCTTGTGAATATAAATGCACTAAAGCAATTTTAGTTAATTCACTTTCTACAATTCTTTGGATTCTTTCTACTGTTCTTGCAAAACGAATATCTTCTGCTGCTAGAGTTGCTTTTCCTGTTAAGTCTTTTTCAAATCCAAAATAAGCTTTTGGCACTTTTAATGCAGCAAACATTTTATCTCTTAAGTATTCAACGTCTTTTATTCCGTCATACTCTAATCCTTTTGTAGTTTCAATTTTTGTAGAAGTATCTCCTCCTCTTACTGGAAGATAAAAATCCTCCATCATATTCATCATATTGAATTT